CGTGAGCGTCAGGCACAGGCCCAACCTCGTCAATCCGCTTTGAAGTTTCGGCATAGGCTTCCAACTCCTCAATTTTAGCAGCCTGTCGCCCGGCCGCCTTGCCCCCGAACCATGCAGCCAATAATGTCAGCAGAGGCTTCAGGAGCGAGGCTAGGAGCGATGTCATGCCTTACGCTTGGCGATCACTGACCAAACTGCAACGATGATCGTAGCGGCCGCGCCACCGACTGTGGTAGCCGTCTCGCTGTCGATAAGCCCCTTGCCGACCAAGTAGCCGCCAAGTGCAGAAGCAAGTGCGCGGGCGATGCCGCCAATTTCAGTAGACGTCATTTCGTTGTTCCCTTTAGGATTGCCAAGATGGCCTCAATTATTACGGTCAAGATTGATTTAGGCTCAACCTTTTCAGTTGCGGTAACGGTGTGCATGTCAGCAGTCACCGGCGTTAGGAACAACGTGACTTCCGCGTTACGACGGTTGACCAAACCTTTGACAACCTCGCCGCCAGCCTTGTTCCACATTTTGAATGCGGCAGCGGCCTTTTCATGGTTGCCGGCGTTCAGTTCACGCAGGACAGTAGACTTGGCAAAGGCGGTTGGCCCGATGTTATACGCCAGTGACACACAAGCCCCAAATTCATTCGTATTTACGTTGGCCGTGATCATCGCGTCAACCGTGGCCGCAAACTTATCAATACCCTGCCGCAGCAGATCCTCGGCACGTTCCTGCGTGATGGTCATGCCACTGGCTGGCTCGATGCCAAGACCAGCCATCGCCGTCGTGCCGTAGCCAATAGTCCAGATGCCCACGATGTCTTGGTAAGCAACCAGCTTGCAGCCCTCAAACCGCTTGATAAGATCCAACGTGGCCTGATTGACGCTCACTTGCGCATCTCCTTTTGGATCTCATCCAACTTTTTTAGCACTTCGGAAAACCCTGTCTTGATCTCTTTCAGTTCCCGGTCGTGGCCTTCTTTGGTCAGATTGTATTCCGACTTCATCACAGCGATCTCTGTCTCATGGGCCTGCGTCATTTTGTAGTGCATCCATACAAACGCAACTATTGGTATCACCGCAAATTGTAGCAAGAGTTTTGCCAGTTCCATGATGTCCATCTCTTGCTGCATGATATTGCCTTATGGTTTCGTCGGCCAAGTGACGCTGTTCGGAAAGCCAGACTGCTGCGGAATGTCTAGCAAGGCTTGGCGATATGCGGCCCATGCGGCCTGCGTTGCCGCCGACATGCTGGCCCAGCGCAGTATGTTTGAAACTAGAGGGTCGACAATATTGGTGAGGATGGTGTCGCGGGTAGCGCGGACAACCGTTGCTTGTGCTGCGTCAAGTTGATCTTGCGATGGCGATACCCATGCTGACCCAGACCAAGTATGTAGGTTACTGGGTTGCAGCGGAACCTCAACTGTGCCGTCTGGATACGATGCACGAATGTCATCGCTCGGAGTTGAGATGGTTTGCCAGTAGCCAGCAACGGGGTGAAAGAAACCATGTTCCATTATGCTTGTCCCTCATACCATGCCGAAAGCACCGAACCTGTGCATAGATAGTAGTAACTTGGCGGAACAAGTCCCAATATTGCGCCAGTTGATTGGTTTGTCGTGGCAATATAAAAACTTGCTGACGAAGGGCCGATGTAAAATGCTTGACCATTGTTGCTTGACGTAACCGAAACAACAAGCCAGCCGCCCGTTGTGTTTTGGTAGGTTGTAGACATAGCCCTTGAGCCAGTTTTTGCAGTCATAACAGACCCGCCAAACCGCGTAGTCGCATTTGATGGAGCCAGCGCCGTGATCGATTGCTTGGTCTGCAACGGCGTCATCAACTTTACAGCATCTGTGCCAGCTTCTGCCTCAGCTTGCGATGCCAAGATCGGGGTCAACGTCGGGTTACCAGCCACGCCGTCACCGTTGGTTACAGTCAACGACGAATTGCCGGTAATCGTGCGGCCGGTAAACGTGTCGGCGGCAGTCTGCGTAATCAGGCCAGCGGTGTTGTATGCAGCCAACGCCGTCAGTGTGGCGTCCGATGCTTGCTTGGCATCAAGTTGCGTCTGAATGGCAGACGTCACGCCGGTAACAAAATTCAACTGTGCAGCCGTCGGCGTGATAGCCGTGCCGTCGATCTTCCAAAGACCGCCAGATAGGTTAGGTTTTGCCTTCTGCGCACCCGTGCCGCCGAGCAGGGCATCAACCGCATCCAAATCCGTATTGATCTTGGTCCCCCAAGTGTCGCCGCTGGCTCCAACTTCCGGCTTGGTTAAGGCGAAATTGGTGGTTGTCGTATCTGCCATCTATTTAGCCCTCATACGGCCCACGTTGCCGGGGCAACTGTCTGGGGGTTCCATGTCTCATTGCTTGCGGATTGCGGCGTCCATGTCTCACCCTGTGCGGCGTCATCTTCCCATTTTTTGCGTGCTAATGCAACAAATGTGAGAACGGTGGCAGATTGTGCTGCAACTCGACGAATACGAAGAGCGTTTGCCGACACTTGGCTTTGCGACAACATATTGCCGCCGATGAGATAAATAGCAAGCGACGTGGCCGTGGCAGATGAAGTTGCCGACGCTGCGGCCGATCCTTGCAGAATACGCTTTGCGCTTGCCGTGGTGGTGGAAGTTACTGGCAAGTTAGCGCCAGCAAATTGTATGCGCATAACCGTTACGGTTGCCGAAGATGTGTTTGAAATTACAACACTAGGTTGTTGGATGCGGGCCGCGCTCGCCACAGTTGAAGAAGATACCAATACAGCCGCCGAGGCGATCTTGGCGTCACCCTCGGCGTATCCTTCAAGCCAATATTCTGGATCGACATAATACGGCGCGGGCATCTCTCATTCCTTATGTTTGCTGTGTGGGCCACTCAACCCATGAAAGTGCATCTTCATTCCATCCATACTGCTTGCCGTCTTCTGGATGTGCAACAGGCGGAACCCAATCTAGAATGTTGTCGCTAAACAGCCATGATGGGAAAGGCTTTGGCGGTATGAAAGCATCATGGGTTTGGTCGTAGGCATAGCCTTCCCCTGCAAACCGCATTCTAAAGCCGCCGCTGTAGCTTGTCTGAACCCACGTTCCCCCGAATAGCGACTGACAAAAGTCAACGCCAATTGCCTCTTGCTCTTGCCCATTGGCATCAAGCAATTCGGCATTGTTCACCACAATCACCCGCACGACGATGTTGTCGGAGTCAAGTTCTGCAAAGTGTGCCATTAGAACGTAATGCTCCCTGATCCCGTGAATTTATAGACGTTAAACCCAGCGTCAGTTGTGACAACAGGCGATCCTGTTGTGGCAGATGCTGTGGATAGCGTTCTAATGATGACAACACCAGAGCCGCCAGCAGCACCAAGCTGTGTGCCAGTAGTATATCCACCAGCCCCACCGCCGCCGCCAGTGTTTGTGGTCCCTGCTGTTCCTGCGGTAAGACCACCAGCACCACCTCCACCGCTCCCGCCTGCGCCGCCAGTTCCGCTAAGATATCTGCCACCACCGCCGCCACCAGCATAGTAAGTTGCCGTGCCTGTTACGCTGTTTTGAATGCCGATCCCGCCAGCACCACCAACACTGCTACTCCCAGAACCACCAACAGCACCCTTACCGCCGCCGCCGCCGCCAGATGCGCCGCTTACGGATTGCGTCCCGTTATTGCCTTGTCCTGATGTGCCAGCACCACCAGCAAAAGCAGAAACAGTGTCACATCCGCCGCCGCCGCCAGATCCGCCAGAGCGAGCAAATACCCCAGAGCCGCCGCCAGCAGGGTTTTGGTTTCCGCCACCACCACCACCACCAGTTGCCGTATATCCTGGAAATATACTATTGCCGCCATTGCTTCCGTTAACAAAACCAGAAGCAGATCCAGCGCCAGCAGCGCCTATTGTAACTGAATATGTTCCCGGAGAGACAACAAGTGCGCTAACCTCAAGCATTCCGCCAGCGCCGCCGCCGCCGCCAATTGCGGAACCGCCGCCGCCACCGCCAGCAACAACAATAAAATCCAAGGATATTTCAGTTACCCGCTGCATCAAAAGAGCGGCAAAAACTGCTGACGCCATTTAGGTTACCCCTGCGCCGGAGCAAACAAAGGTATTAGAGGCAACGCACAGTATCGTGCAAATGCCGCGTTGTGCCAAAGTCCTGTTGCCAGTTGTCGCAGTGCCAGCCAGATACATGGTGACGCTAGTGCCTTGTGTGATAGTCTGCGAGGATGCGCTGTTGTTGTAGATCGTTACGTTCTGTCCGGCTGCAAACACGCTAGCGTTGATCGTTATGCCGCCTGTAGTGATGTTGATCAGCTTGCCGTTGTCGGTGGCCGCAGGAACGTATGCAGCAGTTTTCCCGCTGTTAACAAGATCACGCACGTTGCCAATCAAATCGCTTACCGCACCAGTTGCGGTCAATATGTCAACCGCCGTAGTCCCGGTCAAAGTCGGTGATACGGCAAGGACAACACTGCCGCTTCCAGTAGAAGCTGTAGCACCTGTTCCGCCATTTGCCACAGGCAACGTGCCGGAAACGTGGGTTGTCAAACCGATTTTACCATACGACGGCGCTGCGCCAACACCGCCAGAAATCAGCGCACTTCCAGTTGCCACGTCAGCTAATTTTGACAGCGCACTTGTAGTTGAGGCAAAGAGTAGATCACCAATGGCATATGACGTAATGTTTGTGCCGCCGCCAGCTACAGCCAACGTGCCGTAAGCAGGGGAAACGCCAGAGCCAGCCGAAATCAGCGCCTGACCAGATGTGCCAGCGTTGGTTGGCTCAACTTTATTTGTATTCAAATTCGTGAAATTGGCGTCCACCTCAACGTGCGTGAGTGGACTACCTTTTCCCGCCCGTGTGACTATGGTTGCCATGTCAGGATCAATCCAGTGTGATGTCTAGGTCGCCCGTAGGAATGCGCAAAACGTCGCCAGAGGCAATCGTCTTAGACGCGGTCAACGTCGCGTAGGCCAGCATGTTGCCAGTGGTCAGCGCGTCGAACACCGCGATGTGCGTAATCGTGCCCCAGCTTGCGGATGCCGTCGGCCATTCAACCGCAGCCGAATTTGTAGCAGTGTCACCGCTGACGGACAAAGTTACCGCCATGCGAACATATGAACCACCGCTAACTTCAGTGCCGCCGCCAGTTTCACCGGGGGCAGCCGTGAACAGGCCGATATACCAAGCCGTCGGCCGGGTAGGTGTGCCGGCCGTGAACAGCCATTGCAGTGTGCGGGTTTCTGCGTCGTTAGTGAAACTCATGGTGCCCCTCGTTTGGTTTTCATAACCAACCCGGAGCCGCCGTATTTGGCATCGTCCGAAGTTGCGTTCAGGTTATCCATCGCAGCCTTATACAATCCGTCCCAGACCGCAACCTTGGCGTCGTCTTTCAGATACGGAGCCGAGTGAACCAAGGATCCATACAGGTAGGCGTCGGGGGCCTCGGTCAGCAACCAGTTCGTCGTGTTCGCGCCAGACAGAGCCGCCACACGGGCATAGTACACTAATGACGCGTTATATACTACGTCAGGCGTCGGATATAGTTCCAAGCCGCCGGCGGTCAACGCGTAGTGCGTGGGTTTTCCTGTTTGGTTATAGTTGTCAGCGCGAAGCTGCAACATCTGCGCCGTGCTGATAGGCTCAACCGGGTTGGTCGACCCATCCAAAATCTGCAACCTGATCGGCGACATGTAGTCGGATGGAACGGCGCTGTATTGTGTATCGAGTTGAGCCGTGCTGCGTTTTTCTTGCCTATAGTGACGCAGGTCGCGGTCGATGCGGCTTTCTGCCAACCGAATGAACGTCGGGATAACCGCCGTTAAGTCATCCCGGTTAAGGAAGTCTGCCATCGCGGACTGCAATTCGGCATATGTGGCTAGGGTCATTTCTTCTTCGCCTCATTGCGGCCAGAGATAGCCTTGGATTTAGCCTTGGCGTCGGCCTTGCTGCTCGCGCCCCATGCTTGCAGTGATAACAGCAATCGCGTCGGTTTTCCATCAGGTTGGTGTTCAGGCCCCGGCATGCCACCCATCCGCGCCAAGAAAGATGCTCGGCGCGGGTTGTCGCCCGTCTTAACCGGCGGCTTGAGGTTCATGCCCTCGGCCTTCGCGGATGCCCGCCCGGTGGCATTCAAGCCACCCTTGGGGTTCTTGCCCGCAGCACGCTGCCATGCCGGTGTCTTTGCCATTACTTTGGCTTCTTCGCCGTCTTGGCCGACGCCTTGAACGCAGCCGCCGTCGGTGCGCCCTTGGTTCCCGGCTTGCGCATTTGCTCTCCGGATCCAGCCTTGATGCGAGCCTTCTTGGCCGCGATGTTTGCGTATAAACCCTTCATCAGTCTTCCTCACCGTTGTAATCCTTGCGTTCCCATGCCTGACAGGCCCGCAGATTGTGGCAGATAAAGTCAAATTTGTGGCAATATCCGCGACCACCGCCGTCCGCGTCCAACTGGTTGAACGGGATTTTATCCATGGCACGCATCATCTCAGGCGTATTCTCGAAGTAGTCGCAATTGGCGCACAACTGCCGACGTGCTTCCTGCGACGAGATGCCCCAGATACCTGCCAAGCTATCCCAAAATTCAGGATTTGCACCCGGCTTCGGGCTGGCCTTATCAGGGCCAAGATGCCAGTTATCAACGACGCGCTGCAAGTTAACCTTGTTTTCAGCCGTGCTGACGATCTCCGGCGTTACGATCCGGCCCATGGTTTCGTTTGCCATCACATCTTGCCCTTCTTAGCCTTGCCAGCCTGCGACAACGCGATGGCGACAGCCTGCTTGCGGTTGGTAACCGTGGCTGCCTTCTTCGGACCCTTGGGGTCGACGCCGGCGTGCAGCGTGCCAGCCTTGTATTCGCCCATAACCTTGGCGATCTTGGCGGCGGCTTTAGTTGGCTTTTTCATTGGCGGTTCTCCATGTTACTTTTAGCATATACCCTTTAGCCCGCGCCGTATCGGCTTAGACCAGTTACCCGTCGGCGAACCCAACGACGTCGCGGCGTCCCCGGCGAAAGTAAGAAACACCGCGTCGGCCTTGTCGGGTGAACGTAAACCCCGCCGGCGCATGTCATCCTTGCTCTCGGCCTTCATCTTGCCGCTGCTGCCGAAAGAATACCTGAT